GAAAGGGGCCCCGGGCGCAGTGCAGCGCACATCCACCTAGGATCTCGTAAGAGATTGTTGGTGGAAAATGTAGCGGGATTTACCCGCTAGGACCAAAAGGAGCTCTGGTGCCTTGGGTACACTGACTGGAACGTCGACGAGGTCACGTCGCTTGCCAACTCGGCTAAGCGGTGCGACCTTGAAGACTGTGCGGACGAGAAAGATTGGCCCTCCAAGTAAATTGGAGACGGTCAATAAGACTCTTCCGCAGTCACCAGCAGCAATTCAAGGGACACAGACTACTGTGTCGGAAAACCATCCGTCATGGCGTAAGAGAAGAACTTCTCGCACGCTGACTGACATTGGGGGTGAGTTTCACTCAGAGAGGCGTTACGCCGAGGGATTTGAATCCCAAAGCGCCGCTTTCTCTACGAGTGATGCCACCTATAATTATCTGACCACTTATAGTGGTCCGATATTGCCTACACTCATCAATCTTCAGTTCCCCGCGTATCACGATAGTGATATCGTGCCGTGGGGTACTAAAGCAATTGCTGATTGTAAGCCAACCAATTCAGTCGCGGATGCTTCCACCGCACTCGCCGAAATCCTTAGAGAAGGCCTGCCAAAATTGGCAGGTTCTGCTCTTTGGAAGGAACGAGCTAACAAGGCGCGAAGAGCGCCTGGTAGCGAGTACCTAAACGTCGAGTTTGGATGGAAGCCCCTTATCCGTGATGTCCAAGCATTATTGCATGGCATCTATTCCGCTGATATGCTGTTAAGGCAATATGAGCGGGATGCGGGTAAGGTTGTCCGCAGACGGTATGAGTTCCCACTGGAATCCGAATCGACGAGCACTGTACATCAGAGTGGCGTCAGCCCTTGGGTTGGCGTCTCTGGTGGTGCAATGTTCAATTCGACTCGGATAAACCAAGGTCGAGTATTGCGTACGCTCGATAAGAGCACGCGCAGGTGGTTTTCGGGGGCTTTTACGTATCATCTCCCTTCCGGGTATAATACTCGGAATGAGATGCATCGTAGGGCCCTCTTGATCAAGAAAATTCTTGGTCTGGAAATCACCCCAGAGGTTCTCTGGAATCTCGCACCTTGGACCTGGGCCGCCGACTGGTTTTTCAATGCTGGAAGTGTTCTTTCGAACCTTTCAGATTGGAAATCAGACGGGCTCGTGTTGCGATATGGGTATATAATGGAGCACACTCGTGCTTCCAATACCTATACGTTTAGCGGACTCACTGGTTTCAATGGGTCTGCTCAACCTTCTCCCATCCGCCTAGTCGCTGAGACTAAGCAACGGAAGAAGGCAACACCCTTTGGGTTCGGGCTTACTTGGAACGGCTTTTCGCCGCGCCAACTGGCCATCGCAGCTGCGCTCGGGATAACCCGATCGTAGTTGTGCAAGTGCGCTGTAAGCGTCAAACGCCAAAATAGGGGGCCCTCGGGCTCCTAGGAGTGATGCCCATGTCGTTCGCCGATCCGCAATCCATCACCATCGCGCCCGCCGCAGCGGCCAGCCTCCCACGCATCAGCGTGGGGGATGACCGTTCGGAGTACGCGAGTGGCGATGGCACGATCCGTCTCACCGCCTCCCATGACTATGGGAAGCGGACGCGGCGGATGTTGCGTCTCGACACCAAGAAGGTCACCTCGGATCCGTTCCTTCCGGCGGAGAACATCGAAGTTGCCATGGCAGTTTACATGGTCTTCGATATCCCGCCGGTCGGGTACACGGCTGCCGAGGCTCTGGCAGTGTACCAGGGTTTCAAGACCCAGTACACCGCGACCTCTGACCTGCTGATCACCAAGCTCCTGGGCGGCGAGTCCTAGACATATGTCTTTGGACTTGCTATTCGGACTTGTCAATGTGATCCTAGCGCTCATTGCGCTTGGTTTTCACGTTGACACTGTCCGTCGCCTTCGGGGCTGGAAGATCTAGCTGGCCGCTAAGATGGACGAGAGAAACGGAGAAATCCGTCGCCCTCGCCGTCCGTCAAGGCGCCAACCGGCACCTGGCAGACGGAGCACCGACTTTGATCCTCGTACGACCATCACGCGAAAGCTGATGATCGTTACGATTATCATTGTCGATGCCTTCTATCTGGCTGGTGAAACGCTTATCTATGGGACGAATGTCTGTCCCTAAGGGAAAGCGTGCGAACAACACCGATGTCTCCGTAATCTATTCATACGGAACACGCCACAGATGTGGTCATTCCGTTGTTCAGATTACGATCCACTACTGTAATTCCAGTAGTGAGAAGGAAAAGAAAGCGATGGATGATGTCCTAAAAGCCGTAAAAAGGCTTAAGGACGTTACCGCGCTTTCCTAACTTCTGCATCGTTGGGCAACGCCATGTAACAACCAACTGGGTCACCCAGAGAAAGAAGGGAATATGAGTTCCTCCTCCTCCGGGCTGTCTCAGCCGGACGAAGAGAAGCATAAGCAGATTGCGATGGACATAAATGTCCCTCGCGTTCGCTTGTTGCTTCTGGATCGCCTGGTGCAGATCGAATGGGTTCAGGCAGAGATGCCTGAGTCCGACGATCAGCAGAGGCTGTTCTGAGCGTTGTTTAGCGACATAGGGCTAAGGATGGTGCACCCCTATAAAATGGGGCCGCCATGAAAAGCCTAATGTCACTCTGGTCCTGCACAGCCAATGAATTGGCTGTGCGATGCTGCACTAGCGCCACGGCTGACATAAAATATGTCAGTCGTCGGACCAAACACGAGGGGTTACAGTTTTTGGCTGTAACCCTGGCTGACTTTGGAAAGGCCATCGAAAAATGGCTAGACCAAGGTCAAGTCGCCCCTTACGATGCACCTACCTTCAAAAGAGGTAGGGGGCATCTTCAAGGTATCCCGGTATTTCTATCGGGTTTCCTTGGGCGTGTGTTTGATCCTCGAAGTGGCACGCTCATGGATGAGCCATGCATCGAGACAATCTATGCCTTGCGTCAGTTAACACTGATGTTCGGTAAGATTGCCCTCCCGAAGATTACCGAAAATGGTAATCCTCTCGAGGGTCGCGACCGTCAGGTCGTGACTCCTCGACGTGAGAGGCAAGCGATGCTTGGCTTCGTCCAGTGTGAGCAGGACATCCGCGCATCAGCAGCTGCTATGGACCCTCTCGAAAGAGAAAGGTTCAAGCAGATATGCGATGTGCTCTACGGACCGCTCTTCGCCAAATTAGATAGAGATATCTATTGGGGTCGAACGGTACCGAGGCATGGTCCAGGCGCTGTCTCTGAAAAACTTAGCAGTAATGCTAAGTGGAATCAGAGAACCTGGACCACGCGTCTCCAAGGGGTATTCCCCTGGGAGGAGTTCCTGATTCCTAATCCTCGATATAAAGAGGAGAAGGAACAGGAGCTGCATGTCCTCGAACCCGGCGCTGAGATTCCTGTTAGGGTAATCTCAGTACCTAAAACGCTCAAGACACCGAGAATTATCGCGATTGAGCCTGCTGCCATGCAATATGTGCAGCAAGGCTTGTATCGCGCCTTTCTCAAGGCCTGGAAAGAGGATCGTTACCTCTCCAGGATGCTCGGTTTCGATGACCAAGACCCTAATAGGGAATTGGCTCGATCAGGCTCCCTCAGCGGGGACCTGGCCACACTCGATTTGAGTGAGGCATCCGATCGTGTCTTGAATCAGCATGTACTCGACATGACAGAGGGATTTCCGCATTTGTCTGCGGCTATCCAAGCCTGTCGGTCGAGGAAGGCTGACGTACCTGGCTTTGGCGTGTTACGCCTTGCCAAGTTCGCGTCTATGGGTTCGGCTCTCTGTTTCCCCGTGGAGGCCATGGTCTTTTTGGCCGTGATTCTCCTCGGGATTAACAGGGAGTCGAGTGTCCCACTGACCCGACGTTCCCTTAAGGGATACGTCGGGAGGGTGCGTGTCTTTGGAGACGATCTAATCGTCCCCTCAGACCATGTGCTGTCCGTCGTTAACGAACTCGATGTCTTCGGACATCGTGTAAACGTTAGCAAGTCTTTCTGGACTGGAAAGTTCAGAGAGTCTTGCGGACGGGAGTACTATAACGGCGAGGACGTTAGTATTGTCCGAGTCCGCGAAGTACTTCCGACGCGACGGCAGAACGTTAGGGAGATTGTCTCGGCGGTGTCACTACGGAACCAGTTTTACTGGGCCGGTTTGTGGCAGTCGGCGAGATGGATGGATGACCACCTAAGGAAATGCATTAAGCATTTTCCGACAGTGGCTCCAACCTCTCCCTTGTTGGGCAGGGAGTCGGCTCTTGGATATGAATTCCAAAAGCTTGACCCTAATCTGCACAGCCCCTTAACGAAGGGCTACTACGTGCAGGCCAAGCCCGAAGAGGATAACCTCAACGGGCCGGGTGCCCTACTCAAGTGTCTCCTGCGGAATGAACCCGAAATGGGCAATTTCGCATTCGACGACCCCATGCCAAAAAGCAATGGGGAGCCAAGCGTTGATTCCGAGCACTTGGAGCGTTCTGGACGCCCCGAGCACGTCAGCATCAAGCTCGGGTGGAGGTCTCCTTTTTGAGGGAGACCGGGGGCTTAGAGCCCTTGTGGGAGATGTCAGGTTGACATCCACCCTCTCTACGGACCAGGAGTTTTAGCCTGGTTTAGCAGAGGGAGTTGTGGC